GCCTCTAAGACCTCACCGGCGATAAAAACCTTACGCCCTAAACCAGCCAACGCCTACTCCCTAAAATCCGAGATGTCCAGTGTCCAGTTTACCGAATACCGCGTCGTCAAGAACCAACGGCGCGAACTCTAGCGGGTCAAATTGGAAACGCACATCATGCCGTGATGGGTCAAGCGAGTGCTCAACCCGGAAAATCTGCCCATAACGGTCAATGGGCGAGCCAACCTGGTTCGGTGTCAAAATAACCCGGCACACATCGCCAATCTCAAGCGCCAACACGCTTGCCCGATGCGCCGCACTTAACGTGTCCAAATTCACCGTAATTGATTGAAACCGCAGCTCCGGGTCGGCATACCGGGCCACCACATAGTTTGCAATCTCGTCAATTTCCTCAAGCGTGGCCAACGTGTCCTCTTCGTATGTCACAACCCCGTAGGTTTGCTGCGACAAAGAATCATCAGCCGTGGCCGTACCCTCAGGGCTCGTAATAATCGCCCGGTTGTAAATATACTCTGAATCAAAATTGATGCCAGCGCCCACAAACGGAATACCCGTACCATCATCAGCAAACGTGACCAGGCCGGCAGAACGCGGCGCAGCATCACCACGTTGCCTAAACTGCAAGTCACCATCTTTGGCAATAAATAACTGCCCCTGCTCTGAAGCGTTAACCAACTGCAAATACTCCAGCGCGTTCTCACCCTCAAAAGTGTCAGCAACCACAGTGTTATCGCCCGTATCAATATCGCGCCGGTCAGACGGCCAATCCACCGTGAGGCTGTCTAACACTGCACCAATACGAGCACCGGTACCCTGCTCTGGCACCGAGCCGGTTTCCGGCACATTTTGTCGAGCCAAATAAACAAAATCATCTGAAGCGTTAGTCGTAACAACCGACCTGCCAGAAGTTTGATACGAATAATTCCAATCGTTGATGGTGCCCGTGAACTGCCTTTCGCCATCAACCGAAATCCTGATAGGGGCACGCGGCACAATATCCAAAGCGGTTGACTCTAACGGGTCAAAAAATCGGTCTTCGTTATTAAACTCAACATCAAGCGTGCCAGCCTGGAACTTGTCAAGGTCGCGGTTTTTACCACGCGAGGTAGACAAACGGGTCATTTTGTTTGACACATCAACAAACGCCTCGCCGCCCAATGTGTACTCAGTGTTGTCCAAAACACCTGCTACCGGGTCGTCTAAAACAAACCCACGCAAAACACCAATTTCAACGGTTACCGACATTAGGCGCTCGCAAACACCGGGCCAGAAGCACGTTCGTATCGCTTAATCGCGTTCACTACGTCCTCGCCGATACGCACCGGGTCACCCACTCCCGTCTGAACCGTGATGTTGTAGGTTGGCCCACCGCCCAATCGGTTATTCGGAACAATAGTGCCGGTCTGATTCGGCACAAAAAGCTCCGGCCCAATTTCGCCAACAATATAAGGCCGCCCGCTCATAACCGGCCCACCGCTTGCACGGAAGCCCAAGTGGTCTGGCGCAACGTTTGGCAAATCACCCGTCAGGCCAGACTCTCCAGGCGTAAAACTACCCGGCACCAACGTCACGCTCCCACCTAAATCCTTTAAAAAGTCTGGCGTGATATCAAGACCAACCGCCATCAAACGCTCGTAAGCGTCCCGAATTTTATCCAGGCCGTTCGCAAACTTAACTAACAAACCATCTTCGCCTATATAGGCACCAATAACAGGGATAAAGTCCTCTAACGAAAAGTTGAAATTATCCGTTCCGCCCGCTGCCTCATTTGCGAAAAAAGCAATGTCGTCAAGGATGCTGACCAGTGCACTCAAAGTGGGGAGGGCTTCCTCAACCGCACCTTTTAAAAGTGGCGTTAATTTTAAAGCGAGGTCGGCAAGTTGCCCAACCAGTTCCTGAACCTCGGGCCAAGTGTCAATAAACCACTGTTGCAAAGTGGACAGAAATTCTTGGAACTCTTCGTCTTCAGTAAGGTCAGTTATAAACTGACCAACGCCATCTGCAACCTGTTCAACAACGGCAAAGATATTGTCAAAGATTTGTTCAATTTGTGGCCCGTTTTCTTCCATGAAAGTCTGGAAGGTTTCAAGGTGGGGTATCAGCCTTTCAATTAAGTCCGTGCCAATTCCAAGCAAAGTATCTTTGACCTGTGCCATTGACTCATCAAACTTGAATTGGGCCGTGTCGGCGGTTACCGCAAAAGCCTCATCAAGCACGCCCGTGTCGTCTGCCAACAGTTTGAAAACTTCGCGGTTGTCATCTGCTGATGCGCCCATAAGGTCCAACACACCACGCAGCGCGCGAACGTTACCAAACACTTCAGTGGTGGCCTCAATGTTTCCATCAAAAGCATCAGTAAGAGATTCAAGCGTGGCAAAAAGACCTTCTTCGCGGATTTGAGTTCTCAGCTCAGCCGCTGACGTACCCATATCCGCAAGCGCTTGGTCAGCTTCTGCGGTTGGCTTCATCAACGCATTGAAAATTTGACCCAATTGGGTTGATGCCGTTGATGCATCAGTACCGGTTTTAGACATACCAGCAAGTGCCGCGCCAACCTCATCAAACCTGACACCTAAGTTTGATGCCACCGGCAAGACAGAACCTAACGCCCCAGCAAGCTCGTCGGGCTCCAACTTACCCAAACGCACAGCTTCGGTCAGAACATCAACAGCCTTCGCCCCATCAAGCTGCGACTCGCCATAAGCGTTAACTGCTGAGGTTGCCAGGTCAGCGATGGTTTTGGTTTCGCCGAGTCCAATAGCCGCACCCTTAAGCGAAGCCTCAAGAACGTTGATTGCGCTGTCGCCACGCAAACCAGCCGAAGTGATAAAGAACAAAGCATCGGCGGCCTCGTTGGCAGATTTACCAAAATCAGGGCCAAGCCTGCGGGCAGCAGCCGCGAGCTCGTCAAGCTGGTCGCCACCAACGCCAACCAAACCCTCAATTTTAGCAATAGACGACTCAAACGCCGCGGCCTCACGCACACCTGCTACCGCAACAGCAGTTACCGCACCCGCGGCAATCTTGCCTACGTCCGCCGCAAAGTTTCCAAACTGTTGCAAGCCGCGGCGGGCGCGCTTCAAACCTTTATTATCAAACGTTGAAACAATCGGCAGACTAATAGCCATTATCTACGCCTCAATTTCCTAGCCAAACGACGATTTACAACTGCGGTATATTTTGCGACAATGCGCGCACCGGTACGAATAATTTCAGCCCGCTTCTCGTAAAACTGCGGAATCACCCAACGCCCGCGACCACGGTTTGGATATTTGCTTTTAATTCCACGCACCATATTGCGGCCACGATAAGTAGCGCCCTCACGTGCCGTCTCCAAAACACTAAACGCCGAGAAAGGTCGAGTATCGGTAAACGAAATGCGCACCACGTTTTTAACATCACGGCGGCGAGTAAACTTCGTGCCAACATCAACGCGCGTTCGCGGTAGCTTCCACACAAACGGTGAACGCTGTTGCGGGCTTTGGCGGGTTTTTGCAATACGCTGCGAACGGGACATACCCGACAACGGTGAACCGCCCCGGGGAATCCCCCGCTGCAATTCTTGCGCAAACGGTTTGATTTCTTTTCGGAACTCGCGCCGCATCTGGTTATACAGATTCTTGTCAGCCTTACGCAATTCTGTCAGCGCCCGGTCAAAATCCGCATCAACAGTGCGAACGTCAAAACTGACAAGAGGAGGCGCTTTGGGCATATGCCCTATTCTACCGCTTGCCCTTCTTTGCCTGTTGAGACCGCGACACCAAATAACGGTAAATAGTCCACAACATACGCGGCTCCAACGCTAAAAGTTCACGCGGGGGAATCTGGGTCTCTACCGCGAGTGCCGCAATAAACCAATGTGCGGAAGTTTCACCCAGCCCCGTTATTTTTTTGGTTCAACGCCCTGAACCGATGCAACAGTTTCGACCCATTTCTCAAAAGTGTCTTTTGTGTCGCCCTGTCGCTTCAGCGGTGCCCACGCCAAAAAAAACATATACGTGATGCGTGAGGTCTTATCAAGCGTGGCAATTGAAACATCAAACTTCGTTTCAAACGCAATCAGGTCAGCCGCAATTGCCGCAACCTTTTTGGAAGTGCCGTCGAGGAAAAATACTTCTAGTTCAATCGGGTTCATACCCGATACCCTACTACGCCGCTAAGCGAAGTTCAACGACTGATTAAGCCTCAGCGCGTGTCACGTCGCCACTAATTGGAAGCGACACGCTGAATGTGGCAAGGTCGCCCACGCTTGAGTCAAACGGGCTGTATTCGGCCACGAGAACGTTAAACGTATACGAGGGGTTGGTGGAGCCCACCGCCTCGCTTGTCGGCTTAATTACGACCTCAACCACAGTGCCGAGCAGTGGGTTGAAAATTGAGTCAATTCCAGCGGCACCGAAGTCCTGATGGAAATCAAACGACACCTCGCCGTCTTTGAGACCGCCAATACGTGTGCGGCTGTTTGACCCGAAGGCCGTGGTTTCAACGTCCTCGGCGGTTTGCGACAAGGTAACTGAAGCGATGCTTGCGCTCACATCATTACTGTCAATGGTCACCGAGAAATCTTTGGCAACAAACTTCGCCACAATGTCTCCTTATAGTGCGAAAACGGTGACAGTGAAATCCACTGCCATATACTGTATATCTCCAATTGTAACGGGCGAGATGTCACGCACTGCCTCAACGCGCACATCAAAAGCAGCCCCGCCCAAACTGCTATCTGATTGGACAGCAGTTTTAACTGAACGCGCGCCATCATCAATAAACTCATCAATTTTGCGCTGCGCCCGCCGAACAGTTGTTCGAGTGACAATTACTTTCACCACAAACGTATACTGCGTGGCACCCCGCTGAAAAGCAACATCGTATTCAACCCCGTCAAGCTCAATAACCGCACACGGCAGCGCCGGGTTATCAGGCACTTCCTCGTATACGCGGATACCTGAAATGGTGCCTAAATTAGTTGCAAGGCCATCGCGGATATTGGCAAGGCTCATCCCATCTTCACCCGTCTGAACGGTGCCAGCAATTTAGAAACATCAGGGTCAATTCGGCCAACCCGCACAACACCCATCTCATCAAACCCGGCCACACCCAGCGGAGAGTCATAGCGGCGATACTGCCTCAACGTTAAAAGCAAAGCCGCCTGCTCAACAGCCGTTGGCACCGGGGTAAAACCAAACGTGCCAGTAACCCTTACCGTAGCCTCGTGTTTTGACACGTTGCGGGGTTGAAAGGTTGGGAACAGGTAATCGCCAACAGCGCGCAGCCTAGTGGTCGGGCTAACAATTCCACCGGCCTGCCCATTCAACGGTTCCTCTTGATAATCAGTCGCCGTAAAAACAGTGTCAAACGACTCACCATCGCTCGCAGTTTCAACCTGCGTGATGTTTGTTGCATCATCAATTTCTACGGTAAACGGGTCACGGGGCACAAACACTCGCACCTCAGTTGTTGAGTAAAACACCCGCTCACAAAACCCATCAATTTCACGCGAGGCCGCCTCAATTGACAATTCAAGAATGTCGTCGTCAATGTTGTCGGTGATACGCAAAGCTTTTTTAACCAGGTCGAGTGAAACATAACCATTAGTAACTGCCACGAGAAACCTCCAACATCAAGTTTACCGGACGGGCCCACTTGCCCACAGATAAAAAACCCCCGGCAACAAAGCACCGGGGGCTTTTTTTGCTTGGCTTGCAACTACTTGGTGTGGATTAGCATCCGCAGCTCGCCGCAAACGCCCTTCAGCCTTTCCATCGTGGCGTAAAACTCGGTGCTATACGCTCCACTTGGGCCACGCAGCTCGGCGTGCAACGCCCAAGCAAGGCGGTGAAGTCCATCAATTCTAGCCTGGTAAATCTTGTTCGCATCAAACGCTTGGCCCCAAAGGTCGCGGATTGTGTCGGTAATCCAAACGTACTCCCGGTTCATAGCATCTTTTGCTTCTACCATGTAGTCAAATTCGGTGGTGTTCATTTCGGTGGTTCCTTTCTTGGTTGGTAATACCAGTGTATACCACTAAACACCATTCCGCAACAATCAACCAAAAGTTTTTTGACAAAGAAATAACCCCCCGGTCAAACCGAGGGGCCATTCCTAAACTGATTGGCTTAGGCCATTGTCAGTTTC